CGTTTTGATTTTCATAAAGATATAGCCATTCGAACTCTTGGGGTGGCTATGTTCTCATTTCCAATGGGAATGGGTGTTGGGGCAGTTTTTGCCCATGATTGGTTTAAAGGTGGAGCAATTGCATTTGCCTCAACCATGCTTATTGTTATTAGTTTTGTAGGAGTAGTTCTTGCTTGGACTGGAAAACTTACTTCTAAAGATATTAAAGAGGCTTATCAAACAGCAACTGCTAAAGCAGGAGAAGATAACGATATTATCCATGAAGTTTTAAACAATAAAAAGGTTAAAAAATAATGGGGCAAAGAGAAGATTTTGTTGCTAAAGCCCGAGCCGAAATTGGTGTTGTTGAAGGTCCAAAAGATAACGAAACTAAATATGGAAAATTTACCAAGCATGATTTTCAACCTTGGTGTGGTTCTTTTTGTATGTGGGTAGCCCACGAAACAAAAGTAACTATTCCCAATACGGTTTACACCCCTTCAGGGGCTGATGCTTTTAAGAAGTCGGGTCATTGGCAAGATGCCGCAACAGCCACCCCTCAGCCTGGGGATTTGGTTTACTTTAATTTTGATGGCAAAGGTATTGAACATATAGGCATAGTCATTAAAGACAACTTAGATGGAACCGTCACAACCGTCGAAGGAAATACCTCTTCTGACAAGAAGCCAGCAGGATCTCAAGCCAACGGGGGAGAGGTTGCCATGAAGGTTCGCGCTTACAAGGCTGGCAATAAGCGCCACTTGCCTATCTTCGTAGTAGGCTTTGGTAAGACCACTTTCAATTAAGGAGATCTAATGCTAGACAAACTATCACCAGCAAACCGACACCTTGTTATTGCCCTTTTGGGTTCAATCCTTGGCGAGATTGCTAACCAGCTTCCAAATGTCAACCTTCCAGCAGGAATTACTCCTATCGCTGGCGCTCTTCTCACATCAGCAATCCTTCGCGTAACTGCTCTTACTAAGCAGTATGGAATAAAGGGTTAAGGTACAATTCATGTCAGCAACGGTATTAGGGCTTGTCTTTACTGCTGATGCAGAGATTATTAAGGCAACCCCACAAGAAGAAACTAAGGAGCAAGAATGACTGTAGGACTAGCGACTACAACCCTGGCTAATAACTGGCTTAATATGCTTCGCGCTACAGCATTTACTGCTCCCGCCGGAACTTACATCAAGCTACATACAGCCGATCCAGGAGCAGCAGGAACAGCAAATCCATCTGCTGTTACTACTCGATCATCAGCAACTTTCTCTGCTGCATCAGCAGGGGCAATTGCATTGTCTAACTCACCTTCATTTTCAATGACAACGACTGAGACAATCACACACATCTCTGTATGGGATGCTTCATCAGCAGGAAATTTCCTTTGGTCAGCAGCTCTTACAACATCTAAGTCAGTCGTGAATACAGACACTCTTACATTCACAACTTTGGGAGTATCACTTTCGCCTTTGGCTGCTTAGTTCTTTTTCGCAGTAACAAGGGGGTTAAGTCATGGGTCTTACTAAGTCCAGCGCTTTAACCTACGATAGTAAGTTTTATTCTCCATCACCTGCCTTTTGGTTAGGTGCGATTGCAATATATGTCGATTCAAGTTCGGCATTTACAGGTACTCTGACCGCAGATTCTTCACGCGGTCAGAGTATTTCTGCTTCAACTTCACTTACTGCAACTGTTACCGCAGATTCTTTCCGTACTGTTTACGGTGATGAGTCTTCACCATTTACCGCATCTCTTACTGCTGATGGAAGAGTCACCCGTGCAGCGCAAGCAACTAGCGCATTTACTGCATCCGTTAATGGCGACATGGTTCGTATCGGTTACCTTCAAGCATCTAGCACCGCAATATTTACTGCTACTGCTGATGGATATAGGGCAATGCTTGCCCAGGCAAACCTCACAGTTGCCGATGTTGAAACAAGCGTAGCCGTCAAAACCCAATATGCAGATGAAAACTTTACTGCCACAGCAACTACAACTGGATCTGCTTCTAATAACAGCCTTATTGCATCTACTACTGCAATATCAGCCACGCTTACAACCGCAGCAAATGTAACCCACTATGGCGCTTCTTCTCTTGCAATAACCGCTACCGAAACTGCTGATTCCAAGAAAGATCAAAAGGTAGCAACATCTACTGTTGTAACAGCAACGCAAACAGCCGACACAATCAAAGATCAGAAGGCTAGTTCTTCTACTGCTGTTACAGCTTCATTTACTGCAGCAATGTCTAGCGTTCAATTCCCTACTGCTACATTAGCAAATACTGCAACCCTTACTGCAGATGCCCTTCATTCATTAATTGCATTGACAAATACCGCAGTAACTATAGGGCTTACAGCCGATGGCACAGTCACTCGTATTGCTAGTGCCAACACAGCAGTTACAGTAAATCTGACATCAACTGGATCTAGAACTTATCTAGCAACGACAGTACCTTTGGCTATCACCGCAAAACTTACTTTTAAGATCAAGCGCACCAGCCCACTTAATGACCATGATATTCAGACCTTTGGTGAGGTTCTTCCTCGCCGGTGGTACGCAGAATTGTCAGTCCAGCGCGATGATTCAGTCATCGTTGCCCCAAGAAACTATGAGGCTATAATGGCGACCCGTCGATGGGGTGCTATTCTTGGGGATAAGAACAACATTGGCTCTCTTCAAGACAAACGATGGAAGGCATATCTCCAATGACCAATATCTACCCACGCGAGAGCGTTGAATTCCAGCCGGTGCTGGTCACTCTAGACAATGTGGCTTACACCGATGCCGTGGAGTTTGCGGTCATCAAACCCACCGCCCGACCAACTGATGCCGACTGGTTCGCCGCAACGCTCCTACAGGGCGCTACAGGCTTTTTAACGGGTACTTATGGCGTAGGTATATGGAAGGTTTGGGCGCAGGTCACCGACTCGCCCGAGATCCCTGTTATTGATTGCGGGACTTTTCAGGTATCGTAATCCCCGCAACGCCTCGCGAAACACCCCTACCGATCTAGGGGTGTTTCTGCTTTTACAGACCGTAACCTGTTAGAGTTCATTCAACCAATAGAAAGGGTTGAACATGATTGAGCATATTCTTGAAGATCGGCAGGAAAAATATGGAGATGCGTCTGAAAATTTCGCACTTATTGGTCGTTTGTGGGGAGCTATTCTCGCTACAGATGACATTGCTCCTGAAGAAGTTGCAGTAATGATGATTGCTTTGAAGTCAGTCCGAATTCTTAAAAACCCTACTTACTCAGATTCTTGGGATGACATTGTGGGTTATGTAACCGTAGGTCGAGAGATCGTGGGTGCATAGTGGGACTTCTTGATGATCTAAATGACAAAGAAAATTTTGTACATTCTTCTAGGGGAAAATGTACATTCTGTACATTCCTTGAAACTATTTCAAAAGAAGAAGCAAAGTTAATTTCTGAACGGGCAGCAGATAAAAATATCACCAGTTCAGCATTAAGTCGGGTGCTTCGTAAAAACGGATACAACCTAACCGATGGAGTTGTATCTCGTCATAGAAGGGGAGAGTGCCTTGGGTCTAGAAAATGATTTAGAGGAACTGGAAAAAGAATCAGATCCTGAAATTGTAGAACTCCGTAAGGCACTTAATAACGCTCAGAAACAATTATCAAAAGCAAAGATCCGCAACGATGAACTTGTAGTTGCAACCCACCGTGGTGCTTATGAAGCAATGCTTGCTCTCGGTAAAGTTCCATCAGTTCCAGCACCTAAGATTGACAAACGCAAAGCATCTGCTGAAGTTGCTCTTGTTCATTCAACTGACTGGCAGGGTGCAAAGGTAACTACTTCGTATAACTCAGAAGTTATGCGTAAGAGAGTCCTGCAGTTTGCAGACAAGATTGTTCACCTAACTGAATTACAACGCGAGCATCACCCAGTACGAGAGTGTGTCGTGATGTTTGGCGGGGACATGGTTGAAGGTTTGTTTAACTACCCTGCCCAGTTATGGCAGATCGATGCTTCACTCTTTGGTCAATTTACCCAAGTGTCTCGCCTTTGCGTGGACTTTGTTCGCGTGATGCTTGCTAACTTTGAGAAGGTAACTGTTGTTGCTGAGTGGGGAAACCACGGGCGCATCGGTGGCAAGAGAGCTGAAGTTCCTAAGAGTGACAATGTGGATCGCATGGTCTATGAAATGTCTCGGCAGATCCTTGCCGGTGAGAAACGCCTTACTTGGAAAGATTGCCCTGAAGATATACAAGAGGTTGCAGTTGGCAATTACCGAGCATTGTTGATGCACGGTGATGAACTTGGTCGCTCGGGATTTGCTTCCCCTGCTGCATGGATTGCCGGTGCTAACCGTTGGAAGGCTGGCGCTCACGATTACGATTTCCATGACATATATCTTGGTCACTATCACCGTCATGCACAAGAACCTATTCAGAAAAACTTTAATCTTTACTGGACTGGATCTACTGAGTCCGATAACCGTTATGCCCGTGACTCAATGGCTGCATCAGGTATGCCTAGCCAGCGACTTCACTTTGTGGATCCTAATAAGGGTCGCGTTACAGCCCAGTACCAAGTATGGCTCGACTAATGTTGACCATGATCGGTTGCTTTATTTTAGGGATTGGGGTTGGATTCATCCACGGTAGATATTAGAAAGGTCAACCATGTTGGATGAAGAAGCAGTAAAAACTATTCGTGCAGAATACAAAATCGTGAAAGGTAAAGCGATAAATGTTATTGAATTGTCAAAGCGTTTTGGTGTACCGCAACAACGCATCAGGGACATTGCGCTTGGAAAAAGGGATGCTTGATTAAGCAGACTGCTCAGCAAACTGATACGGCGGTGCAGTAAAAGCCGTTAGATCAGTTGCAATATCCATAGCTTCTATTGGCTTAGCGCCAGCCGTTAATGCTCCAAGAGCATAAGGCGCTCCCGATCCGATTCCATAAAAGCCGGTGTTATTTCGAGTAATGCCAAGATTGTCGTCTAGTTCAAATAATTGACCACAGATAGCAATGAGAAAACTAAATCTCTCGTCGCCGTTTTCATCAAAGTTGTAACCATTTTCTTTTAAACATTTACGAATTGATGGAATTACTTTGACCACCATAAAGTGATAAAGGTCTTGTTTATCTTTGGCTGTTACCCGTGGTGGGATCCAGGAGTGCTGGACTACATCGCAAGGCAAGATTTCACCAGCACCGGCAACCAAGAACGCACCGCGTTCATTGATCTTGGTCATGCTTGGGTGACTAAATATCTTCCCTGAGTCATCAGTAACTCTAGAGTCAGCAACGATAAGGCAAGAATCGTCGTACTGAATTCCAATAATGGTTGTCACTCGTCGGTATCCTCGGGGTATCCGGTCAGCAAACTCATAACGGTTATATCAATGTCGTTGGCTTTGGCGGTTTTTACGCCTTCTTTAAACATAAGCAACGCTCTAGAAGTCAGGTCATCTATCCCGTCGGGGTAGTTCAATTCGCTTTGGATTGATACCCAAAGGCCGCCCAGTCTGATCTCGATTGATGAAAATGCCATAGGGCAATCCTCTCACGCGACACACCCAAAACACAGATTACGGGGTTGTTGACATTAAAGATTATGCTCCGATAGATTACGGGTACACGGGCAGATAGAAGCCCCAAACGAAAGGTTCGACCATGACAGAAAAAAGCCTAGCTCTCACATCGGGGCAGGAAAATTGGACCCCTACCCAAGTTGCTGCACTCAAGCAATTGGGGCTTACAGGGGCATCTGAAGGCGATATGAAGGTATTCCACCACTATTGCCAGCGCACAGGGCTAGATCCATTTGCCCGTCAGATCTACATGATCTCCCGTGGTGGCAAGTTCACCATCCAGTCCTCAATTGATGGACTTCGTATTGTTGCTCAGCGCTCAGGAAACTATGGCGGTCAGACCCCTGCCGAATGGTGTGGTCAGGATGGCATTTGGAAAGATGTTTGGCTAGAAGCCACCCCACCAGTTGCTGCCCGTATCGGTGTCTATTACAAGGATACCCCGCACCCAACTTATGCAGTTGCTAAGTGGGATTCATACAATGCCGGTTCTCCAATTTGGAAGAAGATGCCGGATCTCATGCTTTCAAAGTGTGCTGAAGCATTGGCACTTCGCAAAGCATTTCCTAATGACCTTTCAGGCATCTATACCAACGATGAAATGTCACAGGCCGATAAGGAAGATAAGCCAACACCAGTCAAGGCTGATGCACCAGGAAAGCAATTTGCTGAAGCAGAAGTTGTTGAGCCAACTGAATCTGAAATCAAGCGAGCAATAGTTCTTATCAATTCCGTATCGTCACACGATATTGATGGACTTCGCGCACTATGGGCAGACGAAGCACAGTATTTAGATATTCCTGTCAATGGTGTAACGCTAAAGCAAGCTATCTCTGCCCGAGTTGCAGAACTCAAAGAAGCATCTGAAGCATGAGCATCGCAGGAGAAACGCTTGCTAATGACGGATCACGCTTAGCTCTTATCACCAAATCACTTTGGAGTTTTGATGCTGATGTATGGTTCTCTGATTTAACAAGCGGCGAAAGATTCACTTCAGAAGATCTGATTGATGCAATCGGGTTGCCTGACAAGAGCAATCCAAACTCTAATAACGCTGTTGGAGCAAAGATTCGCACTTGGTCACATAACGGCATGGTGGAGCGCGTTGGGTTTGAAAAGACCCGACGCGTTTCATCACACGCTCGCATGGTTACTATTTGGGAGAAAAAGTGAGCGATAAAATTCTTAGAAAGAAAATTGCCGAAGAACTTTCATGGTGGTTGGATCGTAGAGATTCTAACTACACGGAAGAGCAGTTGATTCTTTTCATTGAAAAGGGACCGATTGCTGAGTTGTTTGTGCGGGTGGCTGAATGAGCGAAGCAACCAACATATTTCTTTACAAACTTCTGACTGGTTCTCTTATTGCTGAAGATAGTAAGCGAGATCGATCTACCCAAAAGGAGATTGGACCATCACAACTCGGTGGTTGCCGTCGTCAGGTTTACTATCAGTTAGTAGATCAGCCTGAAACAAATACAACCGAGAAGTTACCGGCGATCCTTGGAACTTACATTCATGCCGGTATCGCAGAAGCGATCAAGGTTGAAGATCCATTTGGAGACAACTTCCTTATCGAGCAAACTTTAGATGCGTATGGAATTCCTGCCCATACGGATCTTTATATCCGGGACAAGCAATTGGTAGTGGACTGGAAAACCACTACCAAGGCTTCTCTTCGTTACTTTCCAAGCGATCAACAGATTTGGCAAGCGCAGGTTTACGCGCATATGCTCAAAGCTAGTGGTGAAGATCCAAAGGAAGTTGCACTTGTCACCATCCCTAGAGATGGAAAGATGGCTGACATTCTTACCCATTCCGAACCGTATGATCCAGCGAAAGCAGAAGTTGCGCTCGCTTGGCTCAATGAAGTAAAAGAATCCGCATCTAAAAAAGATATTCCTTTTCCCGAGAAGCCTAAGCATTTCTGCAAGATGTATTGCGAATACTTTGACGAGACGGGCGAGGTGGGATGCAGTTCTTTGAAGCGGGGATAAAGTGGGAAAAAGGTAATTGTGTTGGGATGCCCGTTAATACTTTCTTTGATGTTGAAGAAATGCGGGCATCTCCGCAGAAAACCCAAACCATAGAAGAAGTTCGAGCCATTTGTTTCAGTTGTCCTATATGGGCAGATTGTCTGAAATGGGGTTTTGCTAATGAAGAGTTTGGCGTTTGGGGCGGGTTTACCGGTGTCGAGCGCGAATCATTTGTTAGCAACAAGTTTTACGAGAACCGCTTGAGAACTCTCAAAGCAATTGCTAAGTTTGGAATTACAGAAGATCAAATCAGGAGTTTGAGATGATGATTGATGACTTTGGTTTATTTTGGAACGCTTACCCGCGCAAGGTAAGCGTTGTGAGTACCAGGGAAGCATGGAAAGTAGCGATTACAAAGGTTAACCCGAAAGTTATTTTGGATGCAGTTAAAGCCTATGCCGGTGATCCCAACCGAGATCCGACATTCACCCCCGCCCCTGCTCGCTGGCTTGAAGAAGAGCGTTGGGCAGATGATCCCTTACCACCCCGAAAACTCGGCACACATGAGCTGAGAGAGGTTGAATTAGCCAAGGCTAGGGAAAGGGACAGGATCGAGAGAGAACGATCCGCAGAAGCCATCAGGCTCGATCAGCAACATCGAGAAAATGCTGTACCAATTCCCGATGAAGTAAAGAAAAGATTACTTGAACAATGGTCCCGTAATGTGTACCCTAGACCGTAATGATTACGAGTAAGGAATAAAATGACTACCGTATCTATAGATCCAGCCAACCTTCAGCTTGGCGACCCCGTAATTATCGACAAAGATAAAGGCACTATCCGACTCATGGATGGTCCTGACCATAACGGGACATTTGATATTTATTTGGACAATGATTGCGGCGGGTGTCACAAGATTGTGCGCGACCCAGTTCAGTTAATCGTTAGTGAGTAAGGCTAAACAAAAAGGCACAAGCGCAGAAACCGCGTTCGTAAAGAACTCTCGGGTGCTTGAGTCTTTCCCTATGGTCGAGCGCCGTGCCTTATCAGGGGTTAACGACATGGGTGATGTATCGGGCGCACCTTGCCTGGTATTTGAGATCAAGAATCACAAGACTTACAAGTTCCCTGAATGGTTGAAGGAAACTGAAGTCGAGCGCATCAACGCTAAAGCTGACTATGGGGTTCTCGTAGTTAAACCCAATGGGGTAGGGCTTGGCTCGGTTGAGGATTGGTGGGCGGTTATGACCGTCGGGCAGATCCTTAACTTGTTAAGAGATGCCGGTTATGGCGATTCTCTTGACACCGTAACTAATCAGGAATAGATTACGCAGTAACGGGGAGAGTCCCCAAGAGAAAAGGTGCATTATGGAATTCTTTTTATTTGTATTTGCTCTTTGTTTGCTCGCTTGTTTCGCTGGTGTAGCTCTTGAAGAACTGTGCCACAGAATCGAGAACAAATGAAGCGCGACTATGTATTTTGTGTATGGTGCGGATCTAAAGGTGGATTCGCTAACGCTCTTTTGATTAAAGGAAAAGATAATAACGCGATTGTCGAGTGCCAATGGTGTTCGGCAAATATTAATTTTGCAGGGGGGAATTAAAATGGGATCAAGCGTTAACGCTTATCAAACTGATCGCGCTTTCCAATGCGCTAAGTGCGAAAAAGAAAATGAAGATGTTTCCTGCTGGGTTGAAGGCGATGAAGTCACCCATGTATGTGAGCATTGTGGTTACGAAGATACGGTGAACCTATGAGCGAATTTGCGGATCAAGCTGAAGCAATTTTTAACAGCCAGCCAAAGATTATTGATGAATCAGGTTATTACTTGGTTTCAGAACAATATGTTGATGCTCTTCAATGCAGCGATTGCGATACCAGGATCGAGGTTGATTTGATTATCAAGCGCAACATAACTCAAATTTCATTTGGTTGTAATAATTGCGGGGTTATGAACTATCGGGTGGTGAAGCACTAATGCCAACTTATGAGTACCGTTGCCCTGGCGATTACACGATGACTCAAATTTATCAATCCTTTGAGGACACCTCAATTCCTCAATGCCCTATGTGCGGTCATCAGATGACCAAGCAGTTCCACGCAACCTCAAGCATCAATGTGAAAGGAATGTCCAGTCAATGAAACCCGATCCAAAATCACTAGGCCCACAGATTAATAGCCTCATGCTTACGGTTCTTAACCGCACAGCTTCAGATATTGTGAGCGCGATTCAACAGCAGATCCTAGATTTTAAGGAATTGCCGGTGGATCTTACACCTGAACAAGCGTACACGCGTGGTTTGCAGGTAGCCCGCGACATTGCAAAGTCGAAGATCAAGGATTCAGTAACGCTAAAATAGTTTCTTGTCCATAACCAACACCTTAAAGGGGGAAATCATGGATGATACAAAAGTAATTTACTGTAAGTGTGGCGCACAGCGTTGGGTTGATAATGCTTGCGAAGTCTGCCGAAAGGTGGAGAAAGGCTAGGCGATTCGCCTACGCCGTAAAGCCCTTTTAACAGCCGTAATGGTAGGGCTTTTACATATAGTTCCAGCGCAAGCAGCAGTAGCTCCAAGTCAAAGCGTACATTTTGCAATGTCACCGCGTTTGATTGCCAAGTTATCTGTTATCAAGCAATGGAAAAGTTCTAAAGAGTTTTCATGTTTGAACATTCTTTGGAATCGAGAAAGCCATTGGAATCCTAAAGCGTTTAATAAATCGTCAGGTGCATTTGGTATCGCTCAGTTCTTGCCGCAGACATGGGGAAACTATAAGTACCCATATATGCCAAAAGATCCAAGAGTTCAGATCAAGGCAGGTTTACGATATATTACGGTTCGCTACGGAAGCCCGTGTAAGGCTCTCAATTTTTGGAATAAACAAGCAAGGCTAGGTAATCCCTGGTATTAACTA